TTCGGAGGTAAAGTTATCGCAGCATTTAGTGCCTTATTAAAATTTACTAGAGGCTTAATGCTAGTTATGAGAGTATTCAGAGTGTTTATGATGGGACCCTTTATAGGAGGAATGACTGCAGCATTTACTGGGATGATGGCAGCAATTACTCCAATTTTAGCAGCACTAGCACCAATATTATTACCTATTCTTGCAATAGCAGCCGCATTTGGTTTAGTACTTCTTGGATTAAATAAAATAAAAGAATCAATGGGATTCACTTCTATTTTTGATGTTGTTGAATATGGTTTGGCACATGTTAAAGATGGCCTTGCTCGATTTGGTAACTTTTTTATAAAGATTGCAAAGAAAATAGCTGACCTTGCTAGTGGTGTACTAGAAATGTTTGGATTTGAAGTCCCAGACTTCATCACTGATTTATCTAATGCTCAAATGTTATCAACTGATAACGCAGCCAAGAAAAAGGTTGAACTTAAGGAAAAAGCAGATCAAGCAGAGTTAGAAAAACAAAGAAAAGAACAAGAAGAAAGGAATTTAGTATCACCACGAAATACAGAAATCCCAGAAGTAAGTACTGGGATGAATATGGAGCAATTACAGAGTGAATCCTCTGCTATTAAATTAGATACTCAAAGAGATAAACCTATTAATAATGTTAATTCTGTAAGTGCTAATACAAACAACAATCAAAGCAATATACAAAACATCACATACAGTCCAATGTCACCCGCAGCTTACGCATTGGGTGACTTAGGTGGAAGATAATCCGATTAGCTTTCTTTGGCTAATTTAGCAAAATAGGACAAAGTATCATCTTCTTCAGCTGATTCAACTGAATCTCCTACACTATCCATATTTGTTGATTGAATTTCTGGGGCTTCCATAACAGCTGATGGTTCGGATTCAACATAATTTCCCGCAGAAACACCTAAGACTCTATTTAATTTAGTTTTAAGTTCGTCATAGGTTTTATAATTACCTGGTTCGATGAATTCTTTCAAACCATATAGATTACCATATAGTTCTTGGAGTCTTCCTTCATCTCCATCATATAGAGCTGATGGTGAGCTAAACTCTGATTTGTCATAGTTTACCCAACCTTCTACTTTTCTGATTTTGATTTTAAAGTCAGCACCTTCCCAGAAGTCAAAAGGATTTAATGGTTGTTCATCATCGAATACTGGTTGCATTGCTTCCATAATTTTATCGAAGATTTTTTTACCATATTGGTATAGGAATACCTTTCCTTCATTTTGTGGATTGTCTGGGTCAGAAATAACTAACACATTACTAATGTAATGAAGTCTTCTTTTTCTTTCCCTTGCAATAGCTTTATCCTCGTCTCTACCTGAATTCCAGAGAACACTGTTATGCTCTGATACTGGATCTTGTTGTCCAATAGAGGTTAAAGAGTTTTCTATGTACCATAGACCAGTTGGACCTTTGAACCCATGATCCCAATACCTTACCCATGGAAGATCTTCACCTTCTCTTGTAGGTAAGAAACGAATCACAGCGTAACCATTTCCTGCTTTATCTCTGGTAGGTTTCCAGAAACGTGTATCCTCATATGAGTCTTTAGATTCTGGTTTAGACGTGGAAACTGCTTCTGCAGCCTTTACGAGTTTATCGATAGATGAGCCTCGCATGCTCTTTAGATTTTCAAATGACATTTTTTTCTCCGTTGTATTTGACTGAATTATCCACTTTATACATAATAAAATTTAACATATATTATACCATATAATCATACGTTTGTAAACCTTTCCATAATAATTTTTTTCAGCTTATCATGGTCAAAGCTTACGAAAGGTGTATACTTAAGAATCTTTCTTTTTATATCAGGCCAAATAATTGTATCTGATATTTTGGAATCCTCCTTTTGTATAAACCCACATAATGAATTTAGAATGACTACAGTTTCTAAATGTATATCACCCTGCATCCACATTCTTATAATCTCCGGATGCTGATTATCCTCGGATATAAGATATTTATCGAAGTTACCATCGAGTTTAGATAGGTCATCTTTAAATGTTTTTGTTAAAGATTGTAAAACTCTTTGGTGCCTTCGGTAATTTAATTCTCCATCTTCATTGATCATATCTCCTACATAGGAAACACCTTCTTTAAAGTTAGAGACATAATAACCTATAACATCTTTCTCATAGTTCTTTGCAATCTTAGCAAAGAAATACTTATCTTTTCTTTTATAAAAGGATTGTGGAGAGATATTAGTTTTATAGTTATACTTTATTGCATCATAAGAATCAGTTTCAAAGTGAAGCTTTAGTGCATTATATATTGTATAAGAATCGTATTCCCTCATAAAGGTAACTTACCGCCTTTCTTTCCCCGAATTAAATTTAAACTTAGAGCTTCTTCCTCTATTTTTTGTTTTAAAGAATCAGTTAAAAGTCTTTTCATAGCAGAATAGTCTAATCCCTTTTCTTCTAAAACCGAAACACAAGCATCTATATAATTAGATCCTTTATTTTTAGATACTAGGGTTTCTACTGCCATAGAAAACCTTTTCTTTGTAACTATTTTTTCTTCTATACTATCCGACATTAAAATGTCCTCATTAAAATACAGTCAGCATTAATGCGTCCTGTTGGTTTTGTTATCTTAGTTGTTAAACCATCCCAAATATTATCAATCTGTCTTTCTGTTTTATTTAATATCTGAGGTAGTATATCTTCAGGCTTACGTAATGTGCAAGACCTACTTTTTCCATCAAAGTTCTTAATCGTTGTTCCACTAACCTCGAAACCACTTACTGATGATGTCACATACTCTATAAGCTTTCTTTGTTTTACGTTATATACAAACAGTTTGTGTTTTCCTGGTATAAGTATAGGATTAATTGAAACAAGTTTTGAATCTATATCTTCTTTTAAATATTTTAGTTTCTCTACTTGCCTATCTGATGACTTTGGTTTCTTTAATCTTGGCGATCTTGTAGCTCTGAAAGCATCTCTTAATCTTTCTAAGTCTGAGTATACCGCTTCAAATTGTTTTAAAATCTTATTCTTATCCCCTTTAGAAATATGTGAATAAGCTTCTACACATTGATCATCGGTTCTTTCATATGCAGATTTAATAGATTCATACTCTTCATCTATCATAGACTTGAATATATTAATTGCGTTGCTTTTTAGACCGTGCATTTTAAATCTGTTGTAAGCTGAGAATTTTTTAGTGTAATCACCGTCGATCCAACCTTCTATGATTTCACTATCCCAATCTGCATAAATGGTTTCTAATACCTTTATTCGTGTTCTTTCTTGTGGACTAATAACTTTTACTTTTGATTTTTCAGCTTCAACCTTTTCTTTTTCTTTTAAAGCTATCTTATATGAATCTGAAATAAAATCTTTTATATTTTGAAGATCCTCTTCTTTATATTGCCAACCCCTCTCAAAGAGTTTAATCCTCTTGCCAACTGGTATAAAATGATAATCTCTAAGTCTCTTTAGAACTGAGATTTTCTTTTTGGTATACCCCATTTCTTTTTCTACAAAGCTTATTATAGATGGCATAAAGTCTTTATTCTTATAAAAATAACCATACCATCTAGCAGCCTTTGCCCAATTTGTATCAGTGAATTCAGAATCTGAACTGAAAATTGGTTCTGGACCCATGTACTTATCGTCTAAGCTTGGTCCTCTTTTATTTTTTCTAACTGCCATATTATTCTCTATTAGATCGGGCCCTTCAAGATATAAGGAGTAAATGTAAATTAATTAAACTCAAAGGACCCTTTTTAAAATTATTAACTATTTACCCTTTGTACAAAATTTTCTGCAGCGTCGTCTGCATAAAATTCGCTTTTTCCTGGAAAGAACTTTCTTCCGATTTCTTCTCCATTCTCTTTCATATTGATACCAAATGTACCATCAGGGGTTTTAAATACTGTTGCAAATCTATTGTTTAATTGATATGATGATCTCTCTTCAGATCTATCATAATCTCTTAATTCAATTAGCTCATCAATCTTTTTTTCTATATCATCAAGCTTGATCATTACATCATCAAAATTATACATCGTCGTCGTTCTCCATAAATAAATAATATATTGCGCCAATAGCAAGTGCTGCCATGACAGTGTAAATTAAAACTTCCATTAGTTTCTCCTCATTTTGCTGATATCTTCAGCTTCTTGTTTACTGATTACTGGTACTGCATTTGATTTATGCATTGTTGCAATACCTTTTACCAATGTCCCTGTATAGACTGGTGATTCTTTTTTTCTTGTATCAGCTTCTGGATAGTTGCCATTTTGCATGTAATCTTCCATAATTGATTTGTATTGTTTTGCTTGTTGTTCTCTTAGTTTATCTAAGGTTGATTGTGTATGTACATACGGTTTAAATTCAGGATTTTTCTTTTTGACTGGATTAGCCGCATGTTTTTTTCTTTTCTTTCCTGTTGGTCCATATCTTAGTGAACCCATGTAAAAACTTGTTATTCCCATAATTAATGTATATTATACCATAGTCTCAGTTTAATGTAAACCCTTTTTGTGAATTATTTTTAATTATTTCTTACGTACTCGTTAATAAGATCTTCGCCTTTTAGCTCTTCGCCAAGATAAACATAGTCTCCATCATCAAATTCTCTTTTAACAAGACCTGAATAATATTGGATATCAGTTACAAACTTTCCATCTTCAGTATCTTGTGGTCTTGTATCGTACCACATAGAATCCATCGAATGTGCATGTAAGCTCTTAATTTCTTTAGCCCATTTTTCTGCTTCCAATAAAAGCTTTTGTCTTTCTACTCTATCACTGTATTGACTCACTTTGTGATCCTCCTCTTTCTGCTTTTTTAATAAGTTCTTGTAACTTAGATTCCCAAATTAATTTAAAATCTGGATCTTGAGCTCTATCACGAGCTTTTCGTAAGGCTATAGCTTTTCGTGTAATATTACTCATCATAACCTTTCATTGCTTGATAATTTTCAAAGTAGGATGTTCCTTGGATATACCTATCGGTTTCTTGAGGAGAATAAGTTCTTTCCTCATCTCTAAAGCAATCTAAAGAACCAGGAGATTGTTTTCCTGCTTTTTTCATTTGCTTAGTTAATTTACTTTGATAGACTTTTTCTATTGCTTTTTCAAAGTCATACTTTTGTTTTTCTTCTAAAAGAATCTTTTTTAATTCATCGAATTTCATAATTACGCTACCTCCTTGATTTCGAACCATTCTCTAAGCTCAGATTCAGTATTGCAAATATCACCATCTTCCATTAAGTAAGATGCTTTGTAAGATTCTCGATCATTAGTCCAAGTCTCAGTCTTTTCTAAGATTTCTCTTCTCATCCAACCATCTTCACGGTTATCAGTGATTCTCATAAAGTTAACTTTACCATCAACAATATGAAATGTAATAGGGGATTCCCAATCTTCGCAAACTTTGATACGTTGACCTACAACTTTGAATTCAGTGACATACTCTTCTGATCCGCCATTTGACCTAATTAAATCAGTAGTGATGTAAGGTCTAACCTTTGCAGCAATTGTTGCTGTTTCGTTTTCATCGAGATCACCGCAGTTTTCCATAATATAAGTATTACCCCCTTTGAACTTCATGTAGGGTTTCTCGGTAGTACCGTAGTTTTCCATATACTGTGTATTGATTACTAATTTATTCATTATTTACTCCTTATTTTAAATTATAGTTGTATTATACCGAATAATTCTAAATCCGTATACCCCTTTTTCGTGACAATTTCGTGACAATTTATCCCTTTAGTAAATTTGTATCTGAAACCCCTGCACCAAAAGGAGCGTATTCTAATCTTGTTGCACAATACTGATTGTCATATTTTGATTTTTGTTTATCCTGAATATTCTCTACAATTGATGTTGCGTCTTTATCATTTTCAGCATACACATAAAACTCTGCAGTGACTAAATATCTTTCCATTACGCTGCCTCCTTTAATTGAGTTTTAATTTTTCCAGCAAACTGCCAACCATTGATATCACCACCAGATTCAATACCGAAGTCATTATCATTAACCACTAATTTATAGTATTTAGAACCATCGATGAAATCAAATTTTTGACCTTTTACATACTGAGCTCTAAACCAGAATTTGTTGTATTGCCCTTGGACTGGAACTAAATCATATCCTAACTTGTTTCTAAAATATGTAACGATTTTATTAACAGAATAATAACCTGTTCTTCCTTCTTTAGTTTTTCCTATGATGTTATAAGCCATTTAATTTACTCCTTATTTTTTAAATTATAAGTGTATCATACCGAATTTTTAAAGACTTGTATACCCCTTTTTCGTGACAATTTCGTGACATTTTCGTTACAGATTATGTCACGAAACTGGATTAGAAATCGCCTTGAACTCTATCAGTTACTTGAAGTACTGGGATTCCGTGGGATCTCCACATATCAACGACTCTGTTTCTATCGTCAAAAACCAAATCTATTCCACCAATCTGCTCTTGGATTATGTGTAATACTTTTTCCTTGAATATATCGTCTGGAGTCATGTCTCCATCTGGACGCATAAAAAGTATAGGATTATCGTCTCCGATCCATAGTTTGATTTGATCAAGAGTGACCTTTCTTTGTGAATTGTTTCTGGCAGACACGTATACAACGGCATGACCTGCAGTAGAAAATGATCTTGCTATATCACATACCCACTGAATAGGAGTATCGTCCTTGGTTGCTTCTTTAAATGAATCCCAATCTTTGTTTCCATCAGAAACAAAATGCCTTCTGTGATCACAGTTTGCAATGGTTCCATCTATGTCAAATATTATTATTTTTCTTATCATACGGGTCATTATACCAAATAAATGGTCATTTGTAAACCCCTAATTTTAATTTATTGTAGTTTTGACGTATCTATTATTTAAAACTACCAGAGACATGAACATGTTAAACTCTTTTAAGAGACTAGGATTATCATTATTTAATTGATGAGGATCAATATAATAATTTCCTATATATTTAAAAGCTATGAGTTTACTTAAGGAAGGTCTTTCTCCAAGTACTGGATTTATTTCAATAACTTGATCGCTTGATCTTAAGCTATCATAAGTGGTATACACATCTAATATATTTAATGCATACCAATAATATACTTGATTATTATTTTGGGCTGTAAATCGTAACTTTTTCAGATTTACCTTTGACGAGAATTCGATCGACTTCAGTGAATGTTCTAGTCGGACATTGTTGATATGTTTCTGGTCCCAACAACACTCGAACCCCATCATAATTGCGCGTTTGTCCTTCGAGTCGAGCCCCAAGGTTGACGGCATCTCCAATAACGGAATAGTCAAACCGCTCTTCGGATCCCATGTTTCCAACGATGCAAGTGCCTGTGTTGATACCAATCCCAATATCAATCCTAGGTAGACCTTGTTCTTCAAGCTGTTGTATAAGTTTGTCAGCGGCATCACATATCTCCAATGATGTTTGAACGGCTTTATCTGCATGATCTTCACAGGGTAATGGGGCATTCCAAAATGCCATGATACAATCACCCATGAATTTATCGATTGTTCCACCATTCTTAAGAACAATTTTAGTCATGGTATCTAAATAATTATTTATAAGAACTACAAGGCCTTCTGGGTCATCATTGTTCTTATAATGTTCTGATATTGGAGTAAAGCCACATATATCCATAAACATAAATGTCATTTCTTTTCTTTCTCCACCAAGCTTTAAAAGTGATGGGTCTTTCTGTAATTGTTTGACTAGGTCTGGAGATACATATGTACCAAATTGTTTCTTTATCTGTTGTCTGAGTACAAACTGTTTATAGAAATTAGAGAACGCGCTTGAACTGAAAGAAACTATATATAATATAAGTGCACCACTTAGGTCCAGAAGTATAGAAAATGAGATCCAGACGTACCAAGATAAGGCAACAACGGAACCTGTTAAAAAGGCGAAGAGTACAGCAGACGACCAAATCGGAAGATAGAATACACCCAATACAATCAAAAGAGATCCAATTAGAATTAGAGCTAATTCAGCAGGAAACGTCCACTGAGGACGAGTTATTGGATTCTCCGACATTATTGTGTGAAGTGCCGAAGCTTGAAGTTGATGGGGATATTGAAGACCCATTGGAGTTGCCACTTGAGGAACAATGCCTTTGGCAGTAACCCCTATTATTACAGTCTTTCCCTCTAGATCTTTTATTGGGGTTCCATCATATTCTATTTGATCAAACTCAGAATTCCATTTTAACCAAATACTTCCATCAACATCTGTAGGGATTTGGAATGGTCTTAATACTATTCCTTCTATTCCTGTTTCATTTAATTTAATTGTATATGATTTTTTATTTTGTATTGCTCTAACTGTTTCTAATGCAAATGATGGATATAAATCCCCATTGACCTGTGACATTAAAGGTATTCTTCTTGTTATTCCATCTACTTCGGGTGAACCATTTAGTAATCCTACTCCCCATGCATGTTTCTCTAATTCTTCTATATTAGTTACTAATCCTTTATATCGATAAACAAAGTCTAAAGGATCCCCTGAATATCCAAATGTAGCATAGCCAACATACGGAGCTCTAGAGGACCTTCCTTCGTTGTCTGCATCTTGAGATAATATAATACCATTACCATTAATCCAAGAACCAAAAACTTCATCGCCTCCAAACCTATCTGGCTCTGGAAACATAATAGTAAATCCAATCATACCAGCATTTGCATTACGTAAATCAGATATCATCTGAGCATAGTATTGTCTTGGCCAAGGGTATTGTCCGAATTGTTCTAGTGAATTTTCCCCAATATTAATAAGAGCAATCTCATTTGATTTTTCTATCGGTAAGGATTGTATGTATTGATCGAATATACTTAATCTTAACTCCTCCATAATCTGTGGATCATGGATTCTGATACCTAAAAAAAGCAATACTAGTGCAATACTAGTCCAAATAGAAGTTAAATATTTCATAAAAGTGTTATACTGTGTTATACCAAATATTTAGGAAGTATCCTATGGCATTTTAAAGTTAATTGTAATTCATCGCCTTTCATTTTATCTTTATTTTCTCTATAATATTTTATATAGATATCCATCTTTTTCATACCTTCTTTCTCAATAAAAGCTTCGCATTGATTTTGTGTTTCAAATGCTTTGATGGCTGGAGAATCTAATACAGTTTCTCCGCTTAAAAAATATAATACTAATATATATTTCATTTTAAAATCCTACTGAAACACCACATCCACATGATGCAGTTTCTTTTGGATTAATGATTTTAAATGATTCATTAATTCCAAGTATAATATAATCTAAGGTTGCTTCAGATAAGTAAGGCAAGGAGTTGCTGTCGATGACGACAGTGAATGAACCGTAGTCGAACAC